GAGATTGACGAGGTTGAAATCCCTCAGATTATTAAACAGGTTCCATCGGGATCTATGAAAGAGTTTAACGTCTTGATTAATTCAATTCTTGAAGAATAAAACCATGCTGTTAAGCTATTAATCGTTTTTCCCTTACGCTTCATAAATACCTTGATTTGTGAGGCGTTGGGGCGGTGCGATTAAGCCCAAATAAACCAACAAAAACCAAGCTAAAACAATGACATCAATTATTCAAGACGAATCAATGCAAATCCAACGAGACGAGTTTTCGTCTGATGAATATATCGATCCTAATGCACGACTTCCACGCATTCAAGCGTTAAGAGGTGAAGATCCTAAGCAGTGTGGTTATTTCATCGAGATTAACCAAGCGGCAAAAGCAGGGTGGCTTGATTTCAATGAGAAGGATTTAATTAAATACGTTTTTTCAAGCGGTGAAACAGAGCAAGGGCTTTTATTTAAAAAAATGCGGATGCTAGTTTGCCCTCGGACTCCGGTTTTAGCCCTCAATGAAACGGAAACAAAAAAACAACAAGTAAATGTTTTTGAGGGATATTACAAAAGATCAATTCACAGACCGAACAAAGATTTTACAAACTTTCAAGCGTTTGAAGTTGTTCTTCTCGACAAAGAAAATAAACCATTACATCAAGTTCCACTTAGTCTCAAGTTAAAAGGCTCGGCTCAAGGATCGTTCTCCGAGAAGTGGCAAGATTTTATTCAAAAAATCACCTCTTGTCATGCAATCACCAATCAAATTCCCGCTAGTGAAAAGGCGATGACTTTTAAGTCCTTGTGCGTTTTTTGCTTTGAAGTTAAACGCGAAATGGCGGGGGAAGAAACCAAATCACCAGCTTGTAAAGTTGTAGGCTACGAAGTCCCAACACTGGAAAACTGGAAGGATTATTTTGTTGGCTACGATGTCCGAACTAAAGAATTCGTTTGGCAGGGATTACAACCTAAACGTCCATTAATTCAGCCCGAACAAATTCTTGCTTTACCTCCGTCTAATTCTCTAGCGATCGCTAGAGAATTATTAGCATTTTAATCATCCGGGGGTGAAATTCCCCCAATTCAAACCACTCTACACAAAAGAAACCAGGAAAGTTATGCCGAAATATTTCTACTCAATTACTCCTACATCAACAGAAGGAGAGTATCAAGCAAGCAAAGGCGGTGAATTGACCGAAGACGAATACATAGAAGAAATCCGATATTCCTGCCTATTGGGTGGTGACGATGATCTACCAGAAGGAACAGAGGATATCCGAGGTTTTGTCCAAAACGGTAACGGATTAGATATTTATATCCGCGAATCTGACGACTACGAAAATTTTGAGAAATACTTCGGCATCAAAATTATCGAAGACTAAAACTCAGGAGGTGAAATTCAAGCAATGAAAATTGAAAAACTTGTAAACGTAGAAGTATTCCAAGACGGCAGCTTTAGCGAGTCTCAAAACAGAGGAGATTGTATCTACATTTCCAAAGGATATGCTATTACCGAAAACGGTAAGATCCTTAAAACATCTCAATCCCATCAACTTGAAATATACAGAAGGAGATGGCAAGCAGTTGAAAGACGAACAACCATCAGACTACAAAACGACACTCAAGGAAAATCATGACTTATAAAGAACTTCAAGCCGCCCTCAAGCCCTACAAACAAGACGGACTAACCACAATCAAGTTAAACACCTCCAAACAGGAATTAGAGGTAGAATACAACCGATTGGTAGACCCTCAAGCTGTCAAGGAAAAAGAAGTTGAAACCAAACCCAAAATATTAACTTTAGCCGTTGGCAAGCAATGGTTTGACATGATTGCATCCGGTGAGAAGAAAGAAGAATACAGGGCAATTACACAATACTTTTATAGTCGATTTGACAAGCCAATAACCCATATCAAGTTTACTAACGGATATGGCAAAAAAGTCCCGTCCGTAACGGTTGAATTACTGGGAATAGGGAAAGGTATTCCCAAGCCCGAATGGAGTGAAGGAGAGAAAACAATTGAACATGGAGCGGATGTTTTTATCCTTGCCTTGGGTGCAATTATAGATCCCAAACCCGAAAAAGACTCTGGATGGACACCGATGACCCGGCAAGAGTTTGACCAATTTAATAAGCAAATAGAATTCGCTGGCAAACAGTATCGAATGGATGCTGATGAGAAGGATGAAGACGGGGAATGGTGGCTTGAGAAACTAACCTCTGATGGTGAACCCACGGAAAATTACATAACAGTCGATGACGGCCAACTCGAAAAGCTCAAAGCCAATCGTCAAATTTGGGAATATGTCAACGGGAAAGAATGTTGGCAACCGCCCAAAAAGTTGATTGAGCAGGAATTGGCGATCGCTTAATTTCAAACCTTTACTAACACCAAAAAAATGCTAACACCACAATTACAATTGTTATTAAGTCAGATAGGAAGTCTTCCGTATTTCCGCACAAAAGACAATACCTTAGACATAACTCTAAACAAGTCAGAAATAGATGTTCCAATGCTATGTAATCCAATTAAACCTGAAACATTTGAAGAATTGAAACTAATTGAAGATTTTGATAGTGAATACGAAGAAATGTTTCAAGGTGAAATTGGTGTCAAGATTGGAGACAGTCAAATACATCTATATTGGTGTAGTGAGCTAGGGCTTTTTGATTATTTCAACTCTCTTGATGGCAGTGGCTCGCATCTAATAAAACTTGAGGGAGGGACGTTAAAAGACTTCAGTGAAGCATTGGAAAAGATGGGAGAATATCATCGTTCCTTGAGAGGAAGCGAGGAGTTTCAAGATGATGTTTACAAATATATTTCAAGACGTATATCAAGCAGAAAGGAGAATCATGAAAGCAATATTTAGAGCTTGTGGTGACACAGAAGAAATAGATTATCCTTCTTTGACCAAAGAAGAAATCTACCAAGAATTTATCGAATGGCTGCTAGAAAAAGCGGATGCTTCAATTGATATTGAAGCCGAAGATGAAGGAGGTGATGTTTAGACAAAAATCGTTTAATCATTTAAACGTTTGTGTAAGTAAGAATCTCCTGGGGTGGAAAGCCCTCTAGCTACACCCCTTTTTTAACCCATTAACCAGAAACCAGATGTCAAGTACGAAGCGTTATTCTCCAGAAATTAGGAAAATAGCTTACGAAGCTATTAAGTCGGGCGAAAGCCTGACCGAGATATCTCGAAATCTTGGAATAGGGAGAGCCACGCTTTTCCGGTGGAAGCGAGTCGGGGAACTCCCTGCCGATTACGGTAGGGTCGCCCCATCATTCCGGTCAGCAAGAAAAACCTTGCAACCGGAGGAAATCTATCAACAATTGTTTTGCAAATTGCCAACTTTAAATCAGGAGTTTGCAGAACACCTCATAGAACAGTATGAGGGGGGCATATTTTTTGCCATTGAATATGCCAAATTAACACTAAGACGAATAACAACAGAAAGGTAAAAGGTAATGAGTGAGTTTAAAGGTTTTGTAGTTAAGAATAGTTCGGCTCAAGTTGTGTTTTCTAGCTCAAGACACAGCGAAGCCCGGAAAGAATGCGAACGCCTGAACCTAGCAGGAAAAGATAAATTCACCATTGAAGAAAACTGGATAGGCACACCGACAAGCGTAATCACCAGAACAAGGAGAATATGAGAAAAACAATTGTAACCCATACTATTTATGGGCGCTGGAAAATAAAAGCAACAGTCCGTAAATGGTTAGCCGTTAACCGACTTGATGACGATTATTGGGGTGTTACTCACTTGGCATCGGGGCGATGTTTCCCAGGGTATTTTCACTCTAAAAAAGACGCGATCCTAGCGTCTAAAATAGCAAGGAGAATATTCCCCTATCCATTCAAAAATAACGAACACTTAATGCCAACTCAAAACCAGTGGCTTCAAACCCTCTGGGATGCCAAGATTCCATTTACTAAATAGGAGAAAATCATGTTAGTTGAGCCGACTGGATATGAAACTGTTGATAACATCATTCAATTAACGCCCCAAGACGGTGAAACAAAATCGAAGCCCGGTAAATTAGTTCTGACTCGATATGATTTGAGTGCGTTCCTGGTTGCAGGAGCGTTGAGTAAATCGGATTATATTTTCTTGATGATCCGCTTGCTGTATGGCGTTGATCAAGATATTGAGATTAACTTATCGGAGCTTGCTGATAATTTGCTTTGCGAAGGAACAACCCCTTTAGGTAAGGAAAAAAACATCGAATTTACCCCAGAGGATGTTCAGATTGAATTATCAAAACTGAAAAAGAAAGGGCTGCTAGAAAGCCTAGAGATTCCAATTCAATTAAGGATTCAACGCTTATGATTGCCACAGCCTACGAACTTGGATCAAAAGTTGCGGTTGCTAAACTTCTGGGATTAAAAAACCCAGATTCCGTTAAGCACTACCACAAGAAATGGGATAACGGGATTCACTATAAGAAACGCCCAGGAGGGAACCGGAGCGGCTACAGCTACAATC